ATATGCAGTTTTTCTCATCGTCAGCAATAGATGACACACATGTAGCTGTATCTGGTATACCATAATTACCACTTTGTGATAACTGAGGTATAGCGGTAATTTTAGTATTACCTTTTATGGTTTGAGCGGTACCTACATTAGCTCCTTCAGACGTAGATATCTCTATATTCATAGCGTCTCTATATTCACCAGGTGGAACAAGACGTTCGTCTACATCCTTATTCATCCTGGCTTTAGAGAAATTACGTTTCAACTCTGCCATATCTTAGTGTTTAATTATTTTAGAGCCTCCTCTAAGTACTTGAGTTAATTCTTCGAGCTTAATATTTGAAAGCCTAAGCTTAGCTTTTCTAGTCTCTGCAAATCTCTCTTTCTTAATCTGCGCTAGTAATCCCGCTGGAGAATCTTTACGAGCTAGTAACACTCCGTAGAGTATATGCTTGTATATAGCTTCTTCTGCTAATTTTGGAACCATGCTTTTAGTGAGATCAATAGATTGGTTTGTAGAGCTTGTAGCAGCTACACCATCGCTTATGTATCTTAATATTACAGTCTTTCCGCTTATGTTAGAGCTAAAGTGAAACTTACCAGCACTCTCGTCTATAAAGAAAGATCCGTTAGCCTGCGCGTGCTGAGGGTCTATACCGTATCTACCACCGACTAAGTTGCCGTACTCATCGTCCATGTCGTCTGCATCAACTGACCCTATATCCGAGGCTGTGTTACCTTGATACTTAGTTAGCGTATCAGATGATTCAACGGTATCAGCTTCTTGCCCTGCGAAATCTAAATCAGTTGTTGTTCCGTCGGTAGTCCAACCTCCCCATGACTGAACAGCAGCTGTGGCATCGGTATCTATGTTTAATGGATTTGACGTCTTACTAGTAGGATATATAATTCTTTCAATACCATTGCTATCGCTCCAAGACAGCTTAACGTAATTAACATAATCAAGGGGCATTACTAAAACTAAAGTTGAGGGTATCTCTACTTCCCAGTCTTTAGTAGACTTAAGCGTGTCGTAACTTAGTTCTTGCAGCCCTCGCATAGCGTGGAAGGTGACGTCATTTAAGATCACGTTTTCACACAGCTTCCCTTTACCGACGTATGTAGCTGCAAACGAGTCTATAATTTCACTTAAAGGAATATACTGATAGCTACCATGATCTCCGTTGATACCATAGTACACTTGGGCTGCATTTCTTACTATTGCCATCTAATTACGTGTTTTGAATTTGTTGCTCACCAATACCTATTTGAGAAGCTGTTTGAGCTAGCCCTGGTTTATTCATAACTATACCAGCTAAAGCTAGTATGTCATATACTAAAGTGTCTTCCTCAGATCGATGCAACTCAAAGTTGGTTGCTATAGAAGCGTTGTACAAAGCTTTACTATTAACAACTACATATGTCCATTCAGCTGTTCTAGGTACTCTGAAGCATTCAACAGTAACACTAGATGTCTCTTCATTTGTGCTACCAGCGTACACAACTATATCCCTGCCACTAACTCTGTTGTCTGTGTATATTGGGGCTTGGTCAGCCGTTGATAGCATGTGTCTCGTTGATTTCTTTAATCTTTGAGCGTCGAACATGGATACTTTTTGACAAGGCTCATCACCTAGCATAACCACACCGTACTGAAAGATATCAAGGGTAGCTGAAGGGCTTGTTACATCAACTGTAGCTGGAAAAGTGTGGCCACTTGTTACAGGTAAAAAAGACTGAAACGGACCAAGCTTTCTGTCTAATAGCTCTCCTATATCTGATTCATCTATCTCATTCGTTCTAGCTGGCTCAGCTCGGTCTCTCTGATTCTTAGCGTAAAAGTAAGATTCAAATATGCTCATCTGAGCTTGGTTTGCCAATAAGTTAAACTCCTGCGGAGTAATATATCCTCGCTGCTCTTTGTTAGCAAGGGCTAATACTCTTTGATATACTGTGTCTACACTTATTGCCATAATTCTTTTTTTGTAGTTTTGCAACCACCCCGAAGGGCAGTTGCATCACCATTGATTATTAATTTAATCGTTTTTCTATATTGGAGTAAATCTCCATTCCCTCATCAGTCTTAAACCAAGAGGCTAAAGCTGAATATGGGTGTTCATCAAAAGGAACCGTCATTAACTTTCTATCGTTAGTTCCCCAGTTAAACGTGCGTTGATCAGAGGATAGTTTTATAATCCCTAGCTCTGTAGCTTTGATACCGAAGTTTCTAAGCATCACGTTGTCATCATTAACTAACTCTAAGAACAGTTTAGGATTCCTCTTAGCGTATAGTAACAAATCGCGTTTAAGCTCCTTAGAACTCATCTCTGACACCTTAGAACCGATCTCAACTCTCATGACAGCTTCTGCCATACCGATGTCTAAACCTTGCGCTGCGTTTAAAGCTGCGATTTCCATCTCTAATATATCAATTTCGTTTTCAGCTATAACCTTAGGCTGATGTTCTTTATATAACTTATCTTTATGAGGGTGATATAAGGACAAGAGTTTCTGTAAAACTGTTTTGTTTTTTGGAACCATCAACGATCCAGTTCTAAATATAATATGTTCTAGTCTTTGCTCTCCTTGCATTTCATCGACAAAGCAAGTTCGCTGGTTAGAACAGTATTTAAGTTCTCTCTCGTAACCTTTTTCTTCGTCAAAGTAAAAAACATTACTACCCCTCATTAAATAGGTTAAAGGACTTTTGTTACCTGTTAAGTAGTACATCCTATCTTTAATTTCCCAGTCATCTTCTGGAGAACTTTTCTTTTTTACAGCAGGTTTAGGTTTAGACTCCGGTTTTGGAGCCTCAACCACTACTGTTTCTTCTACGTAGGGTTCTTCGACCTCTACTTTTTTTGTTTGCTTTTTAGCCATAATATAATATAATAAAAAATTAATATAAAACTACCCCTCCCGAAGGAGAGGTAGTTTCACCAAATATACTTATCTTAGTTCAACAACATGAAGTTGTTAGCACCCTGAGTTACTAAGCAGCGCTCAGAAAGATAGTGCACCTGCATAGAGTCAACACCAGAGGTCAACGCTCCAACAGAACCAGTCACCCAAGTCTTTAATTTTCTAGACTCAGTACCCGAAGCTCGGTAGCGAACATGTAAGAAAGGACGCTTAAGGTTCTTTCCTAGTTGCTCATCATATACAGAAGATACACCAGCTGGAACAACAACACCTCTAATTGCATTAACGGTATCATTGAGACCACCACGTGTTCCCTTGTCATTCAAATATTTGAAGTCAGACTTGTAGAAGTCGTAAGATCCACGACGGAATCCTGAGAACCCTAGATTAAGCGCCATATCTTCAGAGTTATCAAATACTCCGTAAGAAGTACCTCCAGCACCGTAAGAATTCATTGAAGCAAGCATATCGTCCATAGCTAAGCTAGTAGAGCGATTCACAAACATCATATTCTCTTCAATAGCACCATTCTCATCAAATACAGCTAAGATAGCGTCAAATTCAGCTAAATCAGTAGCTGCGTTAACACCGGTAATACCAGTAGTTGAGTGACCTCTAGATGTAATAGCTTGGAATAAACCTTGCGTACCATCCTGTGAAGCACCACCATCAGTACCACCAATTGCACCAGCGTCAGCATGAGCAGTCTCAGCTTCCAACATGGTCATCTCTAGGTAGTCAGTGAAACGAGCGCGAGTATCACCCTCAGCTTTTAAGTACCATAAGTAACCATTTTGTCCTTCTTCGCCAGAAACCTCAACCCAACCTATCGCAGTTGCATCAGATCCAGAAACCTCGTAGTAGTCTCTCATGATCAAATGCTTATTAGAATGAGACTTAAACTTTGGAGCGTTTGCAGCTGTTCTAGCGTCAGACCCTTTTTCAAACTCAGAACCAATAACTAGTACTCGAGTATCACCCGCGGATACGGTAGTAGAGTTTAAAGCATCTGCGTCAGACATATTAGCATCAGCATACGCTAACACTGTAAACTCCGCGGCGTTGTCGCCATCTTCATTGATATGAGAAATGTAGCCTTTGGCTGTAGCCGAAGCATTAGACATAACAACGATATCACCAACTCTAAGTCCGTGGTTTACACCAACAGAGTTCCCATCCATATCGTTCACTACCTCATACGTGTTGCTACTATCCTTGTATGTGCACGTGTAAGCTAGATGCAACCTACCTTGCTCAGACCAAATTACTCGGTCAGATGTAGAAGCTTCCTCAGCTCCTACTTGAGCTAAGAATCCTGCGATTGTTCTTTTACCGTAAACCTCGGCTTCCTTCTCCATAAGGTCCGGTAAGTATTGTTGTGCCCAACCCTCAGTATCTGCAGACGTAAAGTCCACGTAGTTGGATGCCAACGTTTGTTTTCTTGGAGCGGCGTCAATGCCGTTCGCGCTTGTAATTGCCATTTTAAATGTTTTTTAAATTGTTATTTTTTGTTTTTAATTTTGAACTTAAAAGAGGCAGTGTCATCACCTAACACTTTGAACTTTGTACCTCCAGTCTGGCCTTCTCCATGAGAGGATCTAGCTGTCGTGTTGATATTCTTGGCTTTAGCCACACTGTCTTTCAGCGCGTCTGCCTTGCCTTGTTCGTAAAAGTGATTAGCAACTGCGTCTGCATTCATAGCTGTGTACAAACTCTTATGGTAACCTTTAGCATCTGACATTGTATTATCTTCATTCAAAAACTTTTTGATAAAGTTATTTATGTCGCTTTGGGTTTCCTTTACTTGGTTTGTGTCCTTAACATTATATCTAAATCTTTTATCTCCAACGTTATATTCAAAACCTTTGAACTCGTTATTGAAAACCTGCTCGGTCTTCTTGTTAAATCTAGACTTCTGTTGTTGAGCTAATTTTTGCGTCTGCTCTGACTCTTTATTGTATCGGTTGAAGAAATCAATTGCTTTCTGCTGCTCACCCGTGAGCTTGCTTCCAGCTTTAATCTCTTCGTAGTATTTAGACTTTTGCCCGTCTAAGTAGGTCTTGGCCTCGGCAACTTGCTCTTTGAGGGCCAATTTTTTACGTTTAATATCTCGTTCATCATCTATATCTTCGTCAAATGAGAAGTTATCTTCCATCATGAAGTTAATCTCCTCTGAAGTTAGATGAGGTTTAGTTCTTTTGTAGTATTCAAGCATAGCGTCTTGATCATCTAAATCTTTAACATCTCTGTTAAGATTAACGTAATCCTCAAGATCTCCACCAGTTTCATCCATAAAGTCTAGTAGCTTCTGAACGTTTTCAGGTATAGCTTTACCTGACTCCTCATTGGCGTCAAGCGCTTCTATCACCTCTTCTTCTGTTACTACCTCTTCGTCTGTTACTTCCTCAAGTGCGGGCGCTTCGTTATCGACGTCCTCTTCTTGTGCAACTTCGTTATTTGTCTCTTCGACATTGGTTTCAACTTCATCTACTGGTTCTTGCGGTTTACTTAAATCTACTTTAATGACATCTGGGTCATCCTTGCTTTCAAATTTTTCTAGATCAAGCTCTGGGGCTTGTTCTTCTACGGCCTCTACCTGAGGCTCTTCTTGGATAACCTCTTCGGTTACCTCTTCATTTTTTACTTCTTCCATAATATATTATATAATTAATTACCAATTTGTGGGTTAAATCTATCTAAACCCATTCCGCCTCCTAGTATATCATTACCTGAAGACTCAAACTTTTTACTCGTTTGCTTCATATTTTCTCGCCTATCTTTACCCTGCTCTTTCATACCCTCTACCTTTTCCGTCGATTGACGCTCTTGTGATCTCAACTGTTGGTTAAGCTCGAACTCATAAGCCATTAACTCTTTCTTAAGTCTCACCTCCTCTTGTAGGTGTGTAAGTTTAGTCTGACCCTTTAATTGTTCTAATTGCGAGTCCGTTTGAGCTTTTGCCTGATTTTTTTGTATCTCAGCTTGAGCAGCGGCTTGTTGAGCTTGCGCATTAGCCTGCGCTTGGGCTTGCATATTCTCTTGTTGGAGTTTTTGATCGCGTTCCTGTTTTTTTCTACGTTTAATCTTCAACAGCTGATTAGCGAGTTTTAAATTCCTAACCTCCCTAATATCTATTGCGTCATCTAAATCTATCAACTGTTGAGCTAAAGCTGTCTGTATATTGTTTTCTAACAACTGCTTCTCCTCTTCGTCTGGCTCTAACTCTATAAATATACCAAAATCATATAAGTGTAACTCAGACATCTCTTTAAGAGTTGCCACGTTGTGAGCCCCTATAGCCTGAACAAAAGCATCGGCTGTAGGTGAATACTCCAGTATATCAGATATCCTTAAAGATAAAGCTTCAGCTACTTCAGCTGTCAAGAACATAGACCCAAGTAGTACGTGCCTCGTGGCTACATTAGAATTAGCAGCAGCTAATTTCTGTACTCCAACCAAAGACTTAGGATCTGGCATACTACCGTCTCTAGCCTCGTTAAGCCCAGTTACATCGCGGATCATTTGCAAGTAGTAGTTATATGTTTGTATTAAACTACCAATCTTATTTTGTCCAGCTCCATTAGATATCTGCTGAATAGGAATTTTGCCAGGGTTTTGGTCGCCATCACTAGTAAATGATCTACCTATAACACTACCAGTTTGGAAGAACATGTTAAGCGCTTCTTGAGGATTATAATTAGTACCATTGCCTAAATCTACTTCAGCAAGTCCATCAGCGTCAAGGTATACTCCATCGGGTACCATACGCGACATAACCTGCTGTAACTTAAGGTGTGTTAACTGAATAGTATCAGCGAACCCAGTAATTCTACTTACAATAGACTCTATGCGACCTTCATACATACGTGGCGCTACTAAAGAATAATTCATCTTAACTTTGTTAAAGTCAGATTTACTACGCATCATATTTTCAGCTTTGTTCCATTTTATAAGCTTGTCCGTACCAAGAATCATAGCACCTTCAAAAACACACTCCACAGATCTCTGTAACCTACTGTAACCACCTTCTTTATCTACAGGTGGGTTAAACGCATCTGTCTTCTCTATAGCCTTATATCCTCCGCTACCAGTTTCCTTTATCTTGTAAACATCATTGGTGTGAGTTCTATAATTAAAGTACAACACTTGCACTTTATTTTTATCCATACCTTGTATGCGTCTACCCCTAGATGACATCCTGCTAGAGCTATTGTGTATGTCCTTTAAATCTGATTCTGTTAAGTGATCAAACTCTCTAGCCAACTCATTTATAGGTATAGTTTTTACTTCTCCTATGTAGTATATGTCGTCAAAGTACGGAGATTCAGTGTAAGAATAAACTATATTAGCGGGATCAACGTACTCAACGGTAGCACCGTCACTCCAGTTAAACCCAGTTTTAACACATCCAATACCTAATACTGTTAAATCATATAATAACCTACGTCTAGTTAGGTCATATTTATTCCCTTCAAGTAAAACATTTATAGCTTGCTCTTCAGCTATCTCTACAGCTTGCTTATAATTAAGCTGCATGTGTAAATCCAACTCCTCTTGTGTGTCTGGTAAATCCTCTTTTTTATTCTCGTATAAATCAACATTGAATAGTTCCGCTGCTTGATCGTTGTAAACCTTAGCATCCATATCCCTCATTAGAGATTCCATATACTCAGTTCTTTTGCTTACACCAAACTGATCTTGCGAATAAGCTTTAACGTTGAACATTCTTTCAGACATACCATTAACTACTATGTCTACAAACTTAGGTATAATAGGTACTGGTTTCCAGTCTAAATTAAGGTAAGACAAATCACCATTAATAGACAACTCATCTTTGTATTTTTGAATAGACTGCTCTCCTCTAGCGTACAGTCTTAGATTATGAAACTTCTGTTGAGAAACATTATACCTGTTACTATGAGAGTCTTTAAACCACTCTTGCTCAATAGCCCTCGCTACTTTAAGTCCATACTCTGGACTCATTTTCTCTAGGTCAGGAACCGCTTGAGAAGGGAAATTTACATATACTGACTCAGCCATGCTATTTTATTATCTGGGAGTTAAATCCCTTATTGTTGTATTTTGCTATATTCAAATCCAAAGGTTGTATCTCTACCTTAGCGTTCGGTGCATATAGGTGCCTGTTGCAAGCCATAATAGCTAAACCAGAACTTATAGACGCGTCGTGCTTTGTTCTTTTATTTATGTCAAACCTAGCCCAGTCATTTAGTAGCTCGTTAAAATAAACGGTACCGTAGTTACCTTCACCTAGATGTCCTACGTGTTCTTGTATATACATCTCTATAGCTGAAGCGTGAGCCTGTTTAATATCTTCACTTGAGTTTGGTATACCACC